CTAAGATCAGACGAGGTTCTTCATATTCCGGGACTGGGGTACGACGGTTTAGTCGGTTATAGCCCGCTCACGATGGCCAGAAACGCCGTCGGGGCGGCTATAGCCGCTGACAAATACGCCGGGAAGTTTTACGCGAACGCGGCGACGCCGTCGGGCGTGCTCGAATATCCCGGCGCGCTGAAGGATCCGAAAGGATTCCGCGAGACCTGGGAGGGATCCTTTGCCGGAGCAGTAAACGCAGGCAAAACGCCGGTGCTTGAAGAGGGTATGACCTACAAGCCTATAGCGATCAGTCCGCAGGACGCTCAATTCCTTGAGACTCGGAAATTCAATATTGACGAGATCGCGAGGATCTTCCGCGTCCCGCCTCATATGCTGGCTGATCTTGAGAAATCGAGCTTCAGCAACATCGAGCAGCAGAGCCTGGAGTTCGTAAAGTACACGCTGGCGCCATGGGTAGCAAGGATCGAACAGGGCTTGAAGCGTTCGCTTTTGCTTCCGGACGACAAAAAGCGCTACTTCTTCAGCTTCAACTTGGAGGGGCTGCTGCGTGGCGACTATCAGAGCCGGATGAACGGATACGCGATCGCTCGCCAAAACGGATGGATGAGCGCAAACGATATCCGCGAGCTCGAAAACATGAACAGGATTCCCGCCGAAGAAGGCGGAGACCTGTATCTGATTAACGGCAATATGCTCCCGCTCAAAGAGGCGGGTGCTTATGCAAATACAATCGACGACGGAAAGGAGGACAGCACAGATGGAGAGGAAGTTCTGGAACTGGCTGAAGAACGACAACAGCCAGAGCGCAGAAGCCGAGCGCGAACTGGTCATTGATGGCGCAATCGCGGACGAAAGCTGGTGGGACGACGATGTCACGCCGGAGATCTTCCGCGCCGAGCTAAACCAAGGGACAGGGCCGGTGACCGTTTGGATCAACTCGCCCGGAGGTGACTGCTTCGCAGCGTCGCAGATCTACACAATGCTCGTGGATTATAAGGGGCCGGTGACTGTCAAGATTGACGGCATAGCGGCAAGCGCCGCTTCCGTCATCGCTATGGCAGGCACGCGAGTGCTGATGGCTCCGACGGCTATGATGATGATCCACAACCCGGCCACCGCAGCTTTCGGAGACGAGAGCGAGATGCAGAAGGCGATCGAGATGCTCGCCGAAGTAAAAGAGAGCATCATCAACGCCTACGAAATCAAGACCGGAATGCAGCGTGCGAAGATCTCGCGGCTGATGGACGCAGAAACCTGGATGAACGCCAAGAGAGCCATTGAGCTCGGATTCGCTGACGAAATGCTGGAAGACAGCAAGAAGTCCGGCGGCCCGGCTTTTGACTTCGAGGCGCGAACCACAGAAAACCAGCTCATCGCGAGAGCGGTAGCCAAAGCGAGAGCAACCAACCCGGAGCCGGCAAGGGCAAACGCTGGCAAAACCATTGAGCAACTGCTCGAAGAACTCAAAACAAAAAAATAAAAAAATAAAAAGGAGAACATCACAATGACTATCACTGAACTCACTGCAAAAAAGGCAAAAGCATGGGACGACGCCAAGGCTTTCCTTGAAGAACACCGCAAAGACGGCATCCTCTCCGCTGAGGACGACGCCGCCTACTCGAAAATGGTCGAGGCCGTAGACAACTACCAGAAAGAGATCGACCGCACGAAGGATATCGAAGCACGCGACGCAGCGCTCGTTGCTCCTACGTCCAAGCCTCTCACCGGCAAGCCCAGCACTGCTGATGACAAGACCGGCAGATCTTCGGACGAATATCACAAAGCGTTTGTGAACCACATCCGCCGCAAAGCAGTCGACGCCCTCCAGGAAGACACTGCCAGCGAAGGCGGATACCTCGTTCCGACCGAGTTTGAGCGCAGACTCGTCGAAGGACGCGACAAAACGGACCCCATCTTCAGACTCGCGAGCCACATCACACTCGGCGCTCACGAGAAGAGCGTTCCGGTCGTGTCTTCTCAGGGCGCTGCTTCCCTCATCGCGGAGGAAGGCAGCTATGGTGACACTGACGACGGCTTCTCCCAGGTCGCGTTCAAAGCCTACAAGTTCGGTCGCATCTGCAAGGCCTCCGAGGAGCTCATCGCTGACTCCGCGTTTGACATCGAAGCCTATCTCCGTGACAGCTTCGCAAGATCTATCGGCAAATGCCAGGCCGGCTACTTCTGGACAGGAACCGGATCGAGCCAGCCTCAGGGCGTTCTCTCCGGAGCAGGCACAGGCGTCACCACAGCAAGTGCCAGCGCAATCACCGCCGACGAGATCATCGACCTCTACTACAGCCTCCCAGAGCAGTACAGGAGCGTCGCAACATTCGCGTTCAACGATTCGACCATGAAGATCATCCGCAAGCTCAAAGATGGCAACGGCAACTATCTCTGGGTACCCGGCCTTGCCGGATCCACTCCCGACACACTGCTCGGTCGTCCTGTTGTCACCTCTGAGAACATCCCGGCAATCAGCTCCGGAGCTAAAGTCGGCGTGTTCGGTGACTTCAACTATTACTGGATCGCTGACCGCCAGGGCGTCAACTTCCTGAGACTCAACGAGCTTTATGCGGCTAACGGACAGATCGGATTCCGCGGCAATCAGAGATCTGACGGCCACGTCATGTTTGCCTCTGCGTTCAAGACGCTCGTCATGCACGCATAAGATCTCCCAGATCTGAAAAAAGGAGGACGGACCTATGTCTTATAACGCAAAAAACTACACCGAACAGGGCGGCGAAGTCACCCATATCGGTGGAGTATTGGAATTCGGGGAGGGCGCATCCCTCTCCGGTTTTCCCGGTGCAGAAAACTTTGTTCCGGAAACATCAGACACGGCATCTAAGATCAGGGACGATCTTAATGCGCTGATTGTTAAACTGAAAAATGCCGGACTTATGACTCCGGATGCATGGAATGTGTCGGTGCTTGCATGTCCGACTCCCGCATCCATGCCGACCAGCGAGACAACTTCCAACAGCGGTCACGCAACGGTATCCATTGACGGAACGGCAATTAAGATCACTCTGAACTGCAAGGTCAACGCTCTTGCCACCGCCGATCATGGTGAGACGTGGGGAAAGCATAAATGGCTTGGCTTTGGTGTACGCACCGGCCTTGGCAGTGTTGTCGGCGTCAAATTCACAGATGATACCGGCGCTTCTGCCACCCTCGCTTCCGGCGATGCAACAGAAGCTACGGCGCTCGGTCTGTCCGCCGGTGATTTTGTTCTGTATATCAAAGCGGAGGATGCTAAGTATCTGACCGCCGAGAAATCCTTCACCCTCTGGGCTGACGGATACGCAGAGACAAAATTCACCATGCAGATCGTGGAGCCTACGGCATCAGCGTAATGGGAGGAGGCGGCAGTAATGGACACTCTGCTTGATAAAGTCAAGGCAAATCTGATACTGGCGCATTCCGAGGATGACGCGCTGCTGGAGATGTACATCACTGCCGCCAAAGCCTATGCGGAAAGTTATCAGCATATCTCAGAAGGCTACTACTCGGAAAATGATATGCCAGCCACAACGGCACAGGCCGTGATTATGCTCGTGAGCCACTTCTATGAATCGAGGGACGGCTCCACGGGCGGCTTCTTTGCCGATAACGTGCGGGCAAGCCAGCAGGTCTGGAATACGGTCAACCTGCTTCTTCGGCTGGATCGGGACTGGAAGGTGTGATATGGGGCTCGGAAGAATGACAACAACGATCTCACTCGTGAGCTACACGATAGCATACGACAGCGAGGCTTTCTCGAGCAGAGAAATAACAACGCTAAAGACAGTGAAAGCCTATCGCGAAGGGCGTCACGGCTCCGAGGCCTGGCGAAACAGGGCGGCCTTTTCGACAGCTACGGATCTTTTTGTGATCAGGAACCCAGGAATCCCAGTAAAGACCGACATGGCAATTATCTGCGGATCGGACATCTTTGATATCACAAGCGTGGAAAACGTAAAAGGCCGCGGGGTGTATCTTGAAATCCTCGCGAAGGAGGTGAAGCCGAGTGGCCAAAGTTAGCTTTCAGATGCCGGACTCGCTTCAGCGAAAATTCGAGAAACTGGCCGATCGCTCTGGCGAAATTATTGACAAATGCGTTGAAGCCGGCGCCGAAGTGGCAGAAAAAGCGGTCCGGAACAATCTCCGGTCTGTGCTGTCTTCAGAGCATAAGAACGGCGAGCTGATCAACGCGCTCGGCGTCACCCCGGTCAAAACAGACAAGAACGGAGTTCACAATGCAAAAATCGGCTTCAATGAACCGAGGATTCACCAAAGCGCCGCCAATGGCAAGCGCTCGTACTCTACTCAGACCAACGCCATGATCGCTACCGTGCTCGAATACGGCCGCAGCAATCAGCCCGCGCGTCCGTTCCTGACGCCGGCTAAGAGATCTTCCCAGAAGCAGGCCCTTGCTGTTATGGAGAAGACCTACGATGAGGAGGCGGCGAAAGTATGAGCTTATTGTCAACGATAAAAACCATAGTGGAGACCGAACCGATCAGTCTTCCGTGCGAAGCCGGAACTTTCAAAAAAACACCGGCGCCGGATCAGTATGTTGTCCTCGATCCGCTCAGCGACTCATTCAGCTGCGCCGATGACGAACCAGACACGGAGGTGCAGTCCGCCAGAGTCTCCATCTACAGCAAGCAAAGTTACACAAGAGTGGCCAAATTGATCGCGAAGGCATTGATCGGCGCCGGTTTAACGATAACCGACCGGCGCTATATAGGCCACGAAGACGAAGCAGGTTATCACCACTACGCCATCGACGTAGAAGAAAATTGCATATGGGAGGAATAAGAAAAAATGGCACAAATCGGCCTTAAAAATCTCTATTACGCGCCTATCACCGAAGACGATGAAGGCATCGAAACATACGGCGCGCCGGTTAAGCTCGCCAAAGCGATCAGCGCCGACCTTTCGGTCAACAGCGACGACGCATCTCTTTATGCGGATGACGGCGCGGACGTATCTATCCGCGAGTTCCAGTCCGGAACCATCACGCTCGAAATCAACGACCTCGGAATAAGCGTAGCAGCGTCACTCCTCGATGCGCGAATCGACGCCAACGGCGTGCTGTTCAGCGCCGGAGAAGACACCCCGCCTGCTGTTGCGCTCGGCTTTCAGAGCCGCTCGGCAAAAGGCGGCGATCGCTACTTCTGGCTTTACCGCGTGACCTTCGGAGTTCCCGGGCAGAAACTCAACACAAAGGGCACATCCATAGAGTTCTCGACGCCCTCGATCGAAGGAAAAATCAGCCGCCGCAATAAAGTCGACAGCAAAGGAAAGCATCCGTGGAAGGGCGAAGTCAAGGAAGGAAAGGATGTTGACTC